CGAAGTGGTCAGGGTGGCTGCAATGTTCGACCGGGAGACGCAGAAAATAGGCACGGCGGCGAAGGCGGTCTTCCCTGCGGCGACGGTGCAAGGGCGCCTAGATGACGACATTCCATTCTGAGCTTCGCGCATGCCGCTGTGGCGACCCGGATTGCTGGCTCTGTGAGACCGAGGATCTAGCTGACCCTGGCGCGCCGGAAACCAACAGGACCGAGGAATACAGGAAGAAGCGCTTCGAACGCATTGCGGCGGGACACAAGCGACAGCTCGAGAAACAGCGCCGCTCTTTTGAAGGGCGAATTGAGCTGCTGGATAAAACCCGCAGCCTACTTGCCACGATTTCGGCAGAGCACGAGCGACAGCTCGAGGAGCAGCGCCGCTCGTTTGAGGGGCGCATTGAGTTGCTGAATAAAACCCGCGGCCTGCTCGCCAAGGTCTCAGCCGAGCGCGACTTGCTGACGATCGAGCTAAAGCGGACACGAGAGGCGGCACAGGCCGAACTGGCTGAAGCCGCTCGGATACGCGCGCAGACAGAGAGGATGCAACGTCACATTGCCGAGAAGGAGGCCGAAATGCAGCAGCAGGCTTTACGCCGCCTTGTTTCAATCTGCCCTAAATGGCCGGGGTGTGCATGAGCGTCGACGCCTTGGCCGGGCTGTTCTTCGAGGCAGCCGAGACGGAGCGGCGGCTGCCGCGTGCCGTCGACCTGCGGGTGAAGGGTAGTTGGCCGCCGACCGTGCCGGACAGGGTCGCCTACGGCTACAACGAGGCCGAAGCTCCGCTGGGGCCGGCGACTGCTAGGGCAGTGCAACGTTACGATCTAGCGCTGCGGCTGACGCCGCTGATGGAGGCCGATGATGCCCGGCTGGTGTGGGCAGCGGTGACGACGGCGGCGTTCCGCGACAGGGGGCCGAACTGGCGCAAGGTGGCGGCTCGCGCGCATTGCCACCCGAGGACTGCGAAGCGCCGCTTCGAGAGCGCGATGGTGTCGCTCTGGTACAGGATAGCCCTAGAAGCCTCACAGCTGGCTTCTGAGGCTAGGGAAGCGCTCGGCGGCTAGGTGGGTAGCCTCCGAGCGCTTCCTCTTCTGTGCATGCGAATTTTAGGCCTTAGACACAACATGTAGTATGTGTGTTGACGAGTGACACAAAATCTAGTAGTTTCTTAGTACGATGCGGACACGCATCGGTTCTCTCCCTGACCTCGACCCGCTTCGGCGGGTCTTTTTTTGCCGGAGATTGCATGGCTGCCCGATCGGACAAGCCAGTCGCCAAAGCGACTAAGGCAAAGCCGTTGCCGGTCAAGAAGTCGCCCGAGCTGTTCGCGGAGATTTGTGCGCGGATCTCCGAGGGTAACAGCCTGGAGCGCGTGTGCCGTGAGCCGGGCATGCCGACGCCGCGTGCGGTCATGAACTGGTTGCGCGATCACCCGGACTTCAAGGAAGCGTATGACAAGGCGCGGTTTGAGCGCGGCGATCGTTATGGCGAGCGCGTGGCAGACATCGTTGAGGCGATGCGCAACGGTGAACTCGATTACAACACTGCGAGAATTGCGGCCGATTGCTACAAGTGGGCTGCCGCACGCATGGCGCCACGGCTTTACGGCGACAAGCTGGAGACGACAGTCAACGTCGTTTCGACTAACGAGCAGCATTTATCTGCGGTGCGCGAGTTGGCTGACCTGCGCCGGAAACAACAGCAGGTTGAAGACAACACGATCGATGTCGATGCGTTTGTGGAGACGGCATGACGATCAGGTATCGTGGCGAGAATTTCGCCGGCTACAACAAGCCGAAGCGCACACCGAAACATGCTGAGAAAAGTCACGCCGTCCTTGCGAAGGACGGCGACACTGTTCGCCTGATACGTTTTGGACAGCAGGGCGTGAGGGGGTCGAAGGACGGCACCGCACGCAACGACGCATTCAAGGCGCGCCACGCAAAGAACATCGCGAAGGGCAGAATGTCGGCTGCCTACTGGGCCAACAAGGTTAAGTGGTAACACGCCACACGCGCGTTCCGCGCTACGCGCGCGCGGCCGACCGGCGCCGCGCCGCCGCGCAGGCCCGCTCGATCGGTGCCGCTCGACCAGGCAGAAACCTGTGACTTGCGCATATGTAATGCGAGGGTCTTCCCTTTAATTTCAACGGCTTACGACGATCAGCCGCATGCTAGACGCATGCGGCGCTCGGATAGCGACGCCGGCCGCGCCCTGCGCACACGCTGGCCGGCGCTGGCGGGTCGGCGCGCGTTCCCTCGTCGCTGCCGCCCGCCGACGACCCCCCCCTTCGCGCCGAGCGCGGGGGCGGCTGCTGCAGCAGAACCCCCACCCCCGTCACCGAATATCTGACCAAGTACCGGCTCGAAAAAAAATGGCAGACCTCCGCCTATACGGCCTGCTCGACGAGCCAGGCCTCCAATACCCCGGCGCGCTCTCGCTCTCGCCGCTAGTCCTCGACCAGCAAGGCGGCGTCGCCGGCGTCACGCTCCCCGGCGTCGCCCGCAGCGCAATTCAAGGTCTGCTCGACGGCTTCACCGCGCCCGCCAGGGTAGCGCGCGGCGAACTCGACCCCGAGACCGGCGCAGCCCTGACCGCCGGCGCTGCCCCGATCGGCGGCCTGCTCGCCGGCCGCGCGCCTGCCGGCGCGCTTGGCATGAATGTCTGGCACGGCGGCCCTAACCGCTGGGCGCCAGAACCCGACTTCCCGCAGGGCCGCCCGCGCCTGGACATGATGGGGACCGGCGAGGGCGCGGAGGCGTATGGGCATGGGTTTTATGCGGCGGATGTGTCGGACACCGCAATTCAATATCGTGATGCGTTAGCGTCTGAACGCGGCTTTAAGTTTGGCGGACAAACAGACTTAACACGCGACGATGTTTTAGACGCTGTTCGTAAGAAGTATGGCGGCAATTATCTCGACAATGTGACCAACCCGACAGGCGTTGCGGATTTTGTCATAGATGACATGGTTACGGGTACAAATCGTGTGGATGGTGAGTTGCCCCGAAGGTATGCGCCCGGCAGCGAACGGGCAAAGATGTATGAAATTTTGAAATCTGAAATTGAGCACTCGTCACCCGGCCAACTCTACAAACTCGACATCCCCGACGCCGACGCCGCCAAGCTCCTCGACTACGACGCGCCGATAAGTCAGCAGCCGCAGGTCGTGCGAGACGCGATCGACCGCCTGGGCTTCATGCCCGAGAACCCTGACAAGATGGCGGGCGGCGACATTTGGTTCCGCATGCGCCAGCAACTTGGCGAGCAGCAGGCAGCCGACGCCATGCGCGAAGCTGGTGTCCCCGGCCTGCGCTACAAAGACGCTGGCTCCCGCGGCCTCGACAGCGCCATCGGCACCCGCAACTTCGTCGTCTGGGACCAGGACGTCCTCGACCGCACGAAGGTGCTTCAGCGCAACGACGAGGCGTTCTACAGCAACGCCAAGCCTGCCGCTGCGGCAGGTGGCTTGCTCAACGCAGCCGCGCAGCGCCAGGCCGACATGCCTGGAGGCTCGCCTGCGTCTTCGAGCGGCCTCATGGACGTACTGAACGCCCGCGCCGCAGAGATGGACCTACCGGCTAAGGAGCGCGTACAGCCGCGCGCTGACCAGCCAGGCGTTATTGAGACAACGCCCGAGGCGTATGAGCGTCAGCCAATCAAGTTCGATGAAGACTTGGCGTCTCTTGCGCCTCGCAGGCCCGACGACAAGCCGTACCCGAAAGGCGATCGCGTCCGACCGTTAATCGATCGTCGAGATGAGATAGCAGCGAAACTGGCCGAGCGCGCCCAGGGCCAGCTTGGAACAAATACCCAGTTTTTTTATCACACAGGGCCGATTTACGAGGCAGCGATCAAAGCGGGCCTGTCTCCCGATGAGGCCCGCGCGTGGCTCCGCGACTTCTCGCAAGCGTATGCGGCGACCAGCCCGCGCACCGAGACAGCGCAGAACTTGCGCAATGCAACGCTCGCAATGGCAAAGCGCGAAGCGGATATCCCGTTCCGCGATGTTATCGGCTCCGGCACCGGCGGCATCTCGGAAAAAGGCTATCCGATGATGACGGGAGAGGGCGGCATCCACGGCTTGCTGTTGGACGCAGTCGAGGGGCCAGGGATTAACCGAGCGACCAACCCGAAGCCCGCTACGTTTGCCGGGAACGTCGAAGGCAATCTAAGTGGCGTCACTGCGGATACGCATGCAATTCGTGGCGCGTTAGATGCGCTAAACGAAATTGAGCCAGGCAGCATCCCCGAGCAGTGGATCAAGCCGAAGTTCCGAGAGCAGTACAAAAAAGACCCGGCCAGTCTCGACCCGGCCACAATGATCGACGACACGCTGGCAAGCGCGAAGATCGACGGCAAGGACATGCAGGTCGAGTACGGACCTGTCGCCGACGTTTACGTTCGCATGGCCGAAATGATGGGTGTGTCCCCGGCAGAGGCGCAGTCGATGGGCTGGTTCGGCAGCGGGGCGCGCACAGGCTTGGCGAGCGAAAGCAAGACGATTGCCGAGCTGGTTAACGATCGCATCGATGTCACAGCGCAGTTGCTGGACATCACCCCCGAAGAGGCGGCTCGCAAATTGTTCCGCCGCGAAATTCCGCTGGCAATGAACCCCGCCTCCGCAGCCATCCCCGGCCTGCTCATGGGCAACCCGGCGATCACGCAACAGCAAATGCAGAGCCTGCTCGCCGACCCCGCGCCCGCACTCGCCCCCGGCTTCCTGCTAACCCCCGACAAGCGCCGGGACATGCGCGGCCGCCCCGCAGCATAAATGCCCGGCCAGCCCAAGACCCGCGCCAAGAAAGCCGAAGCCCGCCGCAAGGAAGCTGAGGCGCAGCAGGCGCAGCAAGCTGCCGCCAGCGCCAACCCCTTCGTCGACTTCCTCGCCGGCTACTACGACGACCCTGTCGCATTCTGCGTCGAGATCCTCGACTTCAAGCCGCTGCCCTGGCAGCAGCAGGTCATGCGCCACGTCGCCGCCGGCGAGCGCCGCATCAGCGTCAGGTCAGGCCACGGCGTCGGCAAATCGACTGCCGCCGCTGCGCTCATGCTCTGGTTTCTGCTCACGAGATACCCGTGCAAGATCGTCGTCACCGCGCCCACCAGCGCGCAGCTGTTCGACGCGCTGTTCGCCGAGATCAAGCGGCGCATGAAGGACATGCCCGAGCCGCTGCGCGAGCTGATCGACGCGACCAGCGACCGCGTCGTGCTCAAGTCCAGCCCGACCGAGGCATTCATCTCGGCGCGCACCTCGAGCAAGGAGCGGCCTGAGAGCTTGGCCGGCGTCCACAGCGAGCATGTGCTGCTTGTCGCTGACGAGGCCAGCGGCATACCCGAGGAGGTCTTCGAGTCCGCCGCCGGCAGCATGTCGACGAGCAACGCCTGCACGCTGCTGCTTGGCAACCCGGTCAGGACCAGCGGGTTCTTCTACAAAACGCACACCGCGCTCGCCGACAGCTGGAAGACGATGCGCGTCAGCTGCGTAGACAGCCCGCTCGTCAGCGAGGACTTCCTGCGCGACATGGCGCAGCGCTACGGAGACCAGTCAAATGCGTATCGTGTCCGCGTGCTCGGCGAGTTTCCGACAGTTGACGACGAAAGCTACATCGGCATGGGCCTCGTTGAGGATGCGATGCGCCGAGACATCGACCCGTATTCTGGCGCGCTGTCGATCTGGGGTCTCGACGTTGCGCGCTTCGGTACAGACGCTTCTGCGCTGGTAAAGCGCAAGGGTAACGTCGTCACTGACATTCGCACCTGGCGCGGCCTTGATTTGATGGAACTCTGCGGCGCCGTGATGGCGGAGATCAGCGCCGCGCGCTTTGACGAAAAGCCTGACCAGATCCTCGTCGACGCCATCGGCCTCGGCAGCGGCGTCGTCGATCGCCTGCGCGAACTGGGCGCGCCCGCCCGCGGCATCAATGTCGCCGAGAGCACCGCGATGAAGCCAGAGGCGATGCGCCTGCGCGACGAACTCTGGATGCTGTGCCGTGAGTGGCTTGAGGAGAAGGACTGCCGGCTGCCTGCCGACGAAAAGCTGAAGGCTGAGCTGTCGACGCCGCGCTACTCGTTCACCAGCAGTGGCAAGATCAAGATCGAGAGCAAGGATGAGATGCGCAAGCGCGGCCTTGGCTCGCCCGATATTGCCGACGCGCTGTGCCTGACCTTCGCTGCGTCTTCTGGCGGCGTCGGGTCGATCAAGGCGATGCGCTGGAACAAGCCGCTCACGATCGACACCAGCTGGGTCGTCTGATGGCAAAGCAATCCACCATCGGCGCGATCAAGCCGTTCAAGTCGCGCATCCGCCGGCCCGGCCGACACGCCAAGCGCGTCAAGCGCGTCAAGCCGTTCATGATCTCGAGGTTCGCAAATGATCGAAGCAAAGATTCGCCGCGCAGCCCGCGCGCGCGGACTGACGGGCAAGCGGTTTGACCGTTACGTCGCCGACACAATGGACAGCATCAGCGCTCTGGGCGCACCGAAGCCGGCACCCAAAGCGCCGGCAAAACCGAAAGGCAAGCAGGCATGAAGGGCTACGGCAAGAAGGGCGGCAAGAAGCCGGCCAAAGAGAAGACGGGCAAGTACGCGAAGCCGTGCTGACGGCTGACGCTGGGGCAAGCTGATGGACGACATCGAATTTCAGTCGATCGTATCGGGCGAGATCGAGCAGGCGATCAACTTCCACGACGCCGAGTTCACCGCCGATCGCATCCGGCTGATGGACTATTACCTGGGCGAGCCGTTCGGCAACGAACAGGAAGGCCGCTCTCAGGTAATCGCCACCGAGGTCGCCGACACGATCGAGCAGATCATGCCGTCGCTCATGCGCATTTTCGCGTCGAGCGACGAGACCGTCAGCTTCGTCCCCCGCGGCCCCGAGGATGTGCAGGCAGCGCAGCAGGCAACGGATTACTGCAACTTCGTTTTCAACGACGATAACGAAGGCTTCCTCGTCCTCCATAACTGGATGAAGGACGCGCTGCTCCAGAAACTCGGCGTCGTTAAGACCAGCTGGCGCGAGCAGGCCGAAGTCGACGAGGAAATCTACGAGGGGCTGAGCGAGGCCGAGCTTAACGTCCTGCTTGCCGACCCTGATGTCGAAATCATCGAGCGCGACGAGGTCGGCTACAAAGAGGACGACGAAGAGGCCGACGAGGTCGAGTTCCAGGCTGTCACCTACGATGTGCGCGTGCGTCGCACGACCATGCACGGCCGCGTCGTTGTCGAGAACGTCCCGCCTGAAGAATTTCTCATTGCCAAGCGCGTCAAGACGCTGAAGGACGCGCCGTTCGTCGCGCATCGCACGACGATGACAGTCAGCGACCTCGTCGCCCTCGGCTACGACGAGGATGACGTCATTGAGAACGCCGGCCTCAATGCCGTTGACCAGCGGCAGGAGGTGCAGGTGCGCTTCCAGGACGTCGAGAGCACGGCGTCAGTCGATCGCGCCGACCCGGCAATGCGCGGCGTCATGGTCACCGAGGTCTACATCCGCGCCGACTATGACGACGACGGCATCGCGGAACTGCGCCGCGTCGTCTGCGTCGGCGAAGGCAACGAGATCCTTGAGAACGAAATCTGCGACGCCATGCCGTTTGCGTGCCTGTCGCCGATCCTTATGCCGCACCGGCTGATCGGTCGCTCGATCGCCGAACTCGTTGAAGACCTGCAGGTCATCAAGTCGACCCTGATGCGGCAGTATCTCGACAATTTGTACGCCACGAACAACTCGCGCGTCGTCGCGGTCGAAGGGCAAGTAAACCTAGATGACCTGCTGACCAACCGACCTGGCGGCGTCGTGCGCGCTCGCGCGCCTGGCATGGTGCAGCCGCTGCAGCCGGCCTCAATCGGCAGCACGACGTTCCCGATGCTGGAGTACCTCGACCAGGTGCGCGAGCAGCGCACCGGCTTGAGCCGCGCGAGCATGGGCCTGGACGCCGACGCGCTTCAGTCGACGACCGCCACCGCGGTGCAAGCGACGGTCAACGCCGCGACCGGCAAGATCGAGATGATCGCCCGCGTGTTCGCGGAGACCGGCATCAAGCAGCTGTTTAGGAACATCCTGCACCTGGTCACCAAACACCAAAACAAGCCGCGCATCATCCGCCTGCGCAATCAGTTCGTGCCGATGGACCCGCGCGCCTGGATCAACGGGTTCGATATGAGCGTGAACGTCGGCCTCGGCACCGGTCAGAAGGACGAGAAGCTGCAGGCGCTGGCGATGATCGCCGGCAAGCAAGAGCAGATCCTCCTGCAGCTCGGCCCGCAGAACCCGCTGGTCACCATCAAGCAGTATCGCGACACCCTGGCGAAGATGGCGCAGCTGGCCGGCTACCGCGACGCCAGCGAGTTCTTCTTAGACCCGGCGATGCAGCCGCCGATGGAGCAGCAACAGCAGCCGGCGCCTGACCCGAATATGATGAAGGCGCAGGCCGAGATCGAGTTGAAGCGCGCGAAGATGGAGGCCGACCTCCAGCTCGAGCGCGAGAAGATACAGGCCGAGTTCGCGCTGCGCCGCGAGGAGCTGCAGATGGAGATGCAGCTAAAAGGTCTGCAGGTGGCGACGCAGTCAAACGTCGCGCCAAACATTCGGAGCGTGGTCTGATGAGCGGCGGTGGATCGGAAAGCAACGACAGCATCGGCATCGACGACGCGCTTGACACTTACGGCGGCAAC